CCGCGTCGAACGCGTGCAGGTGCTCGGCCACGACGTCCAAGCGGCGCAGCGAGGCGAACCGTGCTGACCGAGCAGGAGATCGGGCGCGCACCGGGTATCCCCGGTAGTCTCGTCCACCGCGAGCGGGCCCGGCACGAGTGGCGACATGCCCTCGTCGCTCGGGCGGCGGGATTCTCCCTCCTCGCCCCGATCTGGGTGACCTGGCTTGAGGACGGCGTCGACGGCCTGAATGGGGAGGTGCCCGGTCGAACCGTCGAACAGGTGCTCGCGTCGCTCAACACGGAGGCAGTACCAGAACGACGGGTGAGTCTCGAGCAGAACGCGGCCGTCGCGCTCGCGGGCTATGCCTTGCAGGAGCCCCCGGACCCCAACACATCGGACGCCCGTGCGGCACACGGACTGCTGGCGACGTACTGGTGTTCGGCGGCGGTGCCGCTCGCGGTCGATCTCATCCGGCGCCGGGTGCGACGCTTCCTGACCCTCCCCCCTATCGCCGCCAACATCGAAGCCGTGAGCGAGACGCTCATGCAGCGGGGCGCACTCAGTGGGGAAGACGCCACGGCCTTCTGTCGGTCGACGCTGGGCGCATGGGAGGAGCGGATGCACTTCGGCACCGGCCCGTGTCCGAATGGACGGGTGGACGTGGAGCAACTCAACGTGGGGGGAGCAGCATGATCTGGCTCATCATCGGTGGCATCGTCCTGCTCGCGATCCTCGCGTGGCCCGTCGGCCGCGGCGTCTACGAGACCACCTTAGACCTGCGCTACCCCGACGCCTTCGAGCCCGACAAGGCCCACGCCTTCAAGCAACACCGGCGCCAGTGTGACGCGGCGTTCGTCCAGCAAGTGAAGCGCGACAGCGAGAACCAGAACCCCCGATGGCTGCGGAAGCGGCTGGCCGAGATGCGTGGCGAGCGGAGGGGACGGTGAGCGTTCACGGGTCCTCCAGGGGCTTTTCAAGTCGAGCGGGTCCCGCACAGTGCCCTTACCCGGAGTACACCGGGCGTCAGTTTCGCGGTTCGCTTCGCCGGTTTTTCAGCTCTTGGAGGCCGTGAGGAATGCGAGATAAGTCGGCACAAGTCGGGGTGAATGGGAATAAGGCGCGACGAGTGCCCGCGAGTTTCTTGAAACAACGAGAAGCCGCGGAGAGGCTCGGTATTTCGACGCGGCGCCTGCAGATGCTCGCCGAGCGCGGCGCGCCGAAGCGGGGCGAGGGCCGCACCGTGGAGTACCCCTGGCCGACGCTCCGCGTGTGGTACGACCACTACCGCGAGGAGACCCTCACCAAGAAGCATCGCCCGTCGAATGTCACGGATGCCCGCGCGCGCAAGTTGGAAGCGGAGGCCCGCCTCAAGGAGCTCGAGGCGGCGACCGCCGAAGGGCGCTTGGTGGAGATCGAGGCGTTTGATCTGGCGCTCGGGGAGGCCCTGCAGCGTGTCGATCGAAAGCTCAAGGCGTTGCCCACCCGCGTGGGGCCGCAGGTCGCGAGTCCTCGGGATGCCCCGGAACTCGTCGCGAAGCTGCGCGAGGCCGTCGAGGAGGTGCGAGCCGAACTCCGTGCGGCGCAGGACGTCCCGAACGGCCACGGCGCTGAGGATGTCGCGTAACGGGCGGGCGGTGCTCGCGCGGCGCGAGCTCGAAATTCGGGCGGTGTCCTTCCCACCCAAGCCCGCGATGAACGCGGCGGAGTGGGCGGAGCGTTACCTCGTGCTCTCGGGGAAGGCGAGCGCGGAGCCGGGCTACTTGCGACTGTCTCGTACCCCGTACCTGCGCGAGGTCCTCGAGGTCGCCTCACACCCGGGGAAGGTGATCTTGTGGTGGGGCAGCCAGCTCGGCAAGACGACGGGCCTCCTCGCGCTCACCGGCTACTACCTGTCGGAGGAGTCCGCGCCGGTGCTGTTCGTGATGCCGACGCTCGACATGGCGCGGTCGCTCTCGACGGACCGCCTGGCGCCGCTGTTCGCGCTCTCCCCGCGGTTCAAAGGGCGGGTCCGCGACTCCGGCCGTCGGGACCCGAACAACACGATGTTGCACAAGAGCGTGACGGGGGGAGGGTACGTCGCCCTCGTGGGCGCGAACTCGCCGGCATCGCTCGCGTCTCGGCCGATCCGCGTGGTCCTGGCCGACGAGGTCGATCGCTACGCCCCGTCCGCGGGGCGGGGGGAGGGCGACGTTGTGGCGCTGGCCGAGCAGCGGACGGCGGCCTGGTGGAACGCCCTCATGGTGCTGGCGTCCACGCCGGGCGTGAAGGGGACCTCGCGGCTCGCGGCGGCCTACGAGGACTCCGATCAACGCGAGTACGAGATTCCCTGCCCCTCCTGCGGGGACTTCCAGGTCCTCGCCTGGGAGCGTGTCATCTGGGAGCCCGACCGGCCCGAGACCGCGAGTGTGGCGTGCGCGTCGTGCGGGGATCTGATTCCCGAACGCGCGAAGGCCACGATGCTCGCCCAGGGGCGGTGGGTGGCACGGCAACCCGGCCGGGCGGTGAAGGGCTTCAAGGTGAACGGCCTGTATTCCCCCTTCGTGCCCTGGGCGGAGCGGGTGCGGCATTTCCTGACGGCGAAATCCTATCCCGAGCAACTCCGGGTGTTCGTCAATGCCGTGCTGGCTGAGCTCTGGGACCCCGACCGCGAGGGAGAATCCGTGAGCGTGGGGCTCCTCCATGCTCGGCGGGAACCCTATCCGGCCACGGTGCCGAACGGGGTGGGACTCCTCACGGCCGCCGTGGACGTGCAGGGCGACCGGCTCGAAGTGCTGGTGATGGGCTGGGGCGCCGGGGAGGAGTGCTGGCCCGTCGCCTTTGAGCAGCTCTGGGGTGATCCGACGGGCCCCGCCGTGTGGCGCGACCTCGACGTGTTTCGCGCCCGCGGCTTCGCGCATGAGGCCGGCGGCGAACTGAAGATCCATACGACCGTCGTCGATGCGGCGTTCGCATCGCAGTCGGTCTACGACTACGTACAGAAGCGTCGTGGCCGGCTGTTCGCGATTCGTGGCGTGCCCGGCGATGGGCGGGCCCTGATCGGGCGGCCGACACGGCCCTCTGAGCACGGGGCCCGACTGTTTCCGGTCGGTGTCCATGCCGCGAAGGAACAGGTGCTCGCGCGGCTCAAGCTCACGATGCCCGGGCCGGGCTACACCCACATCCCGATGTGGGCGGACGACGAGCTGCTCGAGCAGTTCACCGCCGAGAAGATCGTCCTGCGCCATTCCAAGGGCCAGCCGGTGCGGCAGTTCGTGAAAATCCGCCAGCGCAACGAGGGGTTGGACTTGCTGGCCTACAACGTCGCGGCGCTCGTGCTCGCGGGGCCGCAGCGCGCCCGACTGGCGGCGCTCGCCCAACAGGTGGGAGGGGGGAAGGTGGTGCCGCCGCCGGAGCCGCCGGCGCCCTCGCTCGCTACCGTGAAGGCTCGCGAGATGCTGCGAAAGACCCGGGGCGGTGTGAAACGAAAGTGGGTGGACAGCTGGTGAACGGGGGGCACATGACGCGACAGAAGCGCAGGAAGCTGACGGGCGACGCGCCGCGACGCCGCATTCAACGCCCGGCGCGGAAGACGCGTGAGACGTTCAAAGCGATCGAGCGCCTCTTGCTGAAGCTCGAAGCCTGGCCGAGTCAGGACGAGCGCGCCATCGCCCAGGTGACGTTCCGTCAGGCGCTGCGTGATCTCTCGCACGACATGGACAGTATGGCGCAAGCCCGCACGAAGATTCGCCACCTCCGGTGGGCGCTCCGGGTGCTGTTTCAGCCGCGGGCCCGCGAGCGGTATCTCGGCTTCACGCAGGTGAAGGTGTTCGCGCTCGGCGATCTAATGACCCTGAGACACATTCTCGACGACTACACGAGGGAGTAACGACCATGATTCTCGAAAACGGCACGCACACCTATCTCACCCTCGACCCCGATGTGTGGCAGACCATTCTGAAAGCGGCGTCGGTGTTCGGGTGGGCGCCCAAGGGCACGATGCACGAGGACCCGCGCTGGAAGGATGTGTGGGTGGGCGGCCAGGCGTCGTATCACGCGGTGGGGGCGATCATCGGCACGCACGACCGAGCGGGCCTCGCCATCGGGTTGCGGGCCGCGTGGCGCGCCCTGCGTCAGTCCCTGGCCGATGGGACGCCGGGCCCCGCGCTCGATCGGACCGACTACCGCCTCATGGCGTTGGGGCTCGCCGCGCCTCGCGGGGACCGGACCGAGTACCCGCTCATGGGCATTAAGAAGAGCGGGGCTGAAGTGCAGGGGGCGCTGTGGGCGGCGGCCGTCTTTATCTCGCGTGGGG